ATTGATAAGTTTTCCGCGACGGTTACGCGCGCAAAGCATCGCATCGAATCATGGCTAGAAGAAATGTCTCTTGTTGGTCAAACCAACCCACAAGTTAGCATGTTCAACCTCAAGAATAACTTTGGCTGGAAAGACAAAACAGAAACAGAGCTGACAGGTGCAAACGGTGGAGCAATAGAGATCAATGTTAGTGTTGGTGATGAATAGCAATCAGCGAGGGAGAGTAGTATAATGGAGATATATACAAAGCCTTGTGATAGTCATTTAAATTGCAAAGGAATAATGACATGGTACGAAGACAAACAGGTTTTTGATGGGCAATGGGAATGCAATACATGCTCTAGATTATATGGTGCAAACAAACCAGATTTTCCTGTTATAGTAAACTAACCCTTAATTATTGTTAACATGAAATAGTCAAAACCCTGCAAGCCTTGATTTAACTGGATTCTATTATTTACATACTTACTTATTATCGGACTCAAACATTTGTTCTTGGAGGGATAATTAACGTGTTCGCATGGCATTGCCCTGATTGTAAAAAGGAAATAAATACCGACAAATTGCCTTGTGGCACAAGCAAGATAACTTGTTTATGTGGTAGGGAATCAACTTTTGAAAACACAGCTTGTTGGGCGGTAGAAAAGCCTAAATAAAGATGTTGATGTTTGTGGTGGCGGAATGGGTAGACGCATTTGCAATAAATAGCGCGCACAAATGATGGGCGGCAGCAATGCCTATTAGTCCATGCTTATCATGCTAGGTGCAAATCCTAGCCCACAAACAAAAAAATACCTGCTTCTGACTCGACAATCAGAGCAGGTTAGAATTTCGGCTAATTAAATATATGACTCAGCCAGCAGGTAAATGCCTGTTGGCTTTTTATTTTGATTTGGAGGGGTGAGATTAGATGGTATATGTCTTAATGCGGCACATTGATTATGAGGGTGATGATGTTATAGCGGTGTTCTCTAGCGAGGATAAAGCTAACGCATATCGTGACGCAATCAAGGCTGTGGATGAAGATGACAGATGGGAGAAGCTTAATTTTTGCAGATTTGATTGCCTTTCTGTGACAGCTTGGGAAGTGGATAAAGAATGCAAAAAGTCAATCTAACCATAGACCCCAAAGTGTTCAATCCTGTCTATAAGCCTTATCTTGGCTGGATTGCACCGCTAGAAATATATTACGGCGGTTCATCCTCTGGTAAGTCATATTTCCTAGCTCAAAGATGTGTCCTGGATATGCTCAAAGGCGGTCATAATTACTTAGTCATTCGTAAGGTAGCCAATACATTAAAGCGGTCAGTGTTCAATGAGATACAGAAAGCTATATCCTTCTTCAAGGTTGGCAAGCTGTTCACGGTTAACATGACAGACTTGATTATCACCTGTTCTAATGGTTATCAGATTGTTTTCTGTGGACTTGATGATCCTGAGAAAGTAAAGTCAATCACTCCATCACAAGGTGTTATAACTGATATTTGGTTTGAAGAAGCAACAGAATCAGAATACGAGGACATACAACAGTTAGACAAACGCCTTAGAGGGCAGAGCAAGGTTAAGAAGCGCATTGTCCTATCCTTCAACCCTATCTATATGACACATTGGATATACGTTAACTATTTTCAAGGCCATTGGCAGGATGACAGCACACAGTACAAAGATGAGCGCATATCTATCCTAAAGACAACCTACAGAGATAACAGATTCTTGACTGAGGATGATATTCAACGGTTAGAGAATACGACTGACAAGTATTATCGCGATGTATACCTCAATGGCTCATGGGGTGTGCTTGGAAAGGCCATATTCCAGAACTGGCGAGTGGAAGATTTGACAGAGTTTAAGCGAACCTGTTCAACATTTCAGAATGGCTGTGATTTTGGCTTCGCTAACGATCCTGCTGCGCTCACTAACTTGCATTATGACCGCAAACGCCAAACTCTCTACATCTTAGATGCTAAGTATTGCTATGGATACACCAATGACCTTCTGTCTGCTGAGATCAAAAATATGATAGATAATCAGATAATCACTTGCGATTCCTCAGAGCCTAAGAGTATACAAGAACTTAGGAATTACGGTGTTAATGCCACAGCAGCTAAGAAGGGCAAGGACTCTGTTAATTTTGGTATTCAATGGCTTCAAAAGCTACAGATAGTCATTCATAAAGAGCTAAAAGATGCTATCAATGAGTTTACTACTTATCGTTGGCGAGAGGATAAAGACGGAAACATATTGCCGGAACCAGTGGATAGGGACAACCACATCATAGACTCTGTACGGTATGCAATGGAAAACGAATCGCAGTATGTCGAGCCAGCGAGAAGCAACGTTAAAATACCAATAGCTGGTGCTATGTAGGAGGTGACACATGAAGCTAAGTAAGACACAGGAAGAGTTAATTATCGGCAAGCTACAACAGGACATTGACGCTTCTAACACTCACTATCAAGATACAATCGAGCCTGCTGTAATTGAGCGTTATGACATTTATCATGCTAAGCCAGAGTATTACAAGAAGAAATTCCCTAGACTCAGTAAGTTCTCTGACCTTGTTTCTACAGATGTTGCCGATACCATTGAATCAACCATGCCTAGCATACAGAAAATCTTCTTTGGCTCTACTGATGTGGTGACTATACAAGGTGCTGACGGTTCAGATGGTGACGATGAACGAGCGCAGAAGATGCAGGACTTAATCAATTATCAGCTAGAGAAAAACAAGTTCTTCATGGTGTTTTATCAATGGGCAAAGGACGCTCTCATAACCAACATGGGCATTATCAAGGTTGATTGGGAACGAGAGTATAAAACAGTCCAACAGCAGATTGCCCTATCTCCTGATGCTCTAGAAATGTTTATCAGCGATCCAAATATAAAGGTTGTTAGTGTAGAGCCTGATGTGAATATCGGATCTTTTTTAGTTGTCTTTGAGGCTGAACAAATTGCCAAGAATCAGCCAAGAATTAGGAATGTGTTAGCTAGTGAGTTTAGATTTAGTCCTGATGCTACAAGCTTAAATGATTGTGATTTTGTTGCTCATCGGCTAATTAGAAACATTGACTATCTCCGCAAGCAAGAAGAAGCAGGGCTATATAAGAATGTTGAGCGATTGGCTGAAAAGGCGAAAGAGCCTGAGTATACCATTCTTGATGAGCAGAACAATGAAAATATTCGTGATAAATCGAATCAGACAGACTCAGGTAGAAAGAAAGTCGAGCTGTATGAGTGCTATGTCTCAATGAATGTCAGCGATGATCCAGACGGAGAATTAACCCCTTTGATTGTCACAGTGTCAAACGGCGTTATCCTTCGCATTGAAGAAAACACCTACGGCAGACATCCATTCTTCACGCTGTCGCCTAGACTTGACCCTCATCAGATTTGGCCTGAGAAGGGCTTTGTTGACCTTATCGCACAGCTACAGCACTTGAAAACAGCTATCATGCGTCAGATAACACATAATATTTCTCTATCAAACAATCCGCAGATAGCCTTAAACATGCAGAAGTTAGTCGATATAAACGATGTCATTGAAGGAAGACAAGTTATCAGGTTAAATACCGATGACATACGCCAAGCTATGCAGCCTGTTCCGGCTCCGCAGTTACAGAGTTGGACTTTCAATATGCTTGAATACATTGATACGCAGAAAGAGAACAGAACAGGCATAACCAAGTACAATCAGGGGTTAGACTCCAACTCTCTTAACAAAACAGCTACAGGCATTTCAATTATCACAGAGCAAGCCAACCAACGCTTAGAGCTAATCGCTCGTATATTTGCAGAAAGTGGCTTGTCTGACCTGTTCCGTTTCCTCATTGAATTGAATCAAAAGTTTATTGACCAAGAAACCATTATTCGACTCACTAACGGCCCAATGACGATTTACCCTGATGATCTAAACGGAGAATTTGATCTAGTTGTCAATGCTGGCATGGGTAGTGGTGCTAAACAGACCAATCTGCAAAATCTAATGATGCTCAAACAGATTGTGACTGAGTTAGCGCAGGTAGGCATGGCTGGCCCGCCACAATTCTATAATGTTGCAAAGAAAATCATTGAAGAAATCGGTTACAAGAACACAGACGATTTTGTGATGAATCAACAAAACGGAGGCATGATGAATGGACAAGTTGGAGGAATTGTCCCGGCAATACCAGGAGGGGCAGGAGGCCAAGGAAACATTGGAGTTGATCCTTCCGCTATTCAACCAGTACAGGGAGCAGCTTTATCGCAGGCTGGAATGTGAGGACTCAGAAAGTATTAAACAGCGTTTAATGGCACTCAGAGAGATACAGAACGAGCTGGAAGGCAAGATTGCCAATGCTGATATGGCTAAAGCTGTTATTAAAGAGGTGCGGTCAGAAGGGAGGTGATCCCAAATCTGCGGCAGGGTAACAACCTGCTAATTTTATTTTAGGGGAGGAACAATGATACCTGACAAAATCAAAATAGGCGGCATCGTCTATACTGTTCGGCAAGATAAAAATGAAACTTTAGAACAAGCTGGTAATGATGCTTGTATCCGTTATTTACCGCAAGAAATATGGATGCGTGACTATTTAGGACCGGACTATAAAACACAGTGTCTTTGTCATGAAATAACGCATGGAATATTTGATGCAATCGGCAGATCGGATTTAAGAGCAGATGAAGTTCTTGTATCTGCGTTTGGAAACATGCTTCATCAAGTCCTAAAAGACAATAAGCTAATCTTTGGCGATTAGATAAAGCTAGTCGCCTTTTATATTGCCAAATAAAAAGGAGAGTGTACCATGAACCAAGTCGAAAGACAGTTCAATTTTGACCTACAGAGATTCAACGATGTTCCTGCTGCAACCGAAGCGGACAGCAATATAGACTATTCAGCCTATTCCGATGCACATCCAAGCGAACAGCTAGACCTGTTAAAGAAACACGGATTCTATGGCGAGTCAGAACAAAAAGAGACTGAACAACCTCAAACTGAGATATCAGAAACGGCAAATGCAAGCGAACAACCGGGAACGGATTCGCGGGAGCAGGAACCTGAGTATGAGATCAAGGTTGAAGGCGAATCAAGGAAACTACCTTTGTCTAAGTTGATTGAACTTGCCCAAAAGGGCGATGACTATACGAAAAAGACTCAGGCATTGTCAAGTGAGCGCAAGGAGTTAGAGCAAATCAAATATGAACTGCAACAACTCAAGGCGCAACCACAACAGCAGACCAATAAAGCGGCAGAATATGAGGCTATCCATAAGCAAGCATTAACGGCAGCGATGCAAGAATTAGGAATTACAGATCCTAATGAGTTTGTTCCTGATCCTGCTGGAATTGTCGGCGATCCTCTACATCATGCCGTATACATGAAGTGCTTCAACATGGTCAGTCAAGACAATTATCAACGTCAAGCGATTCAAAACTATGTGCAGAACACAAAGGCGCAGATTGAACAAAACCCCGACATTATGACAACTTTTGACGATGCCATGTATGGATTGCTAAAAGCTGACAATCGACAACGATTTGCTCAGGTATTTGAATCAAGATCAAGGCTGCTGGCAGGGAATCCGACAGTCCAAGACATTCAGTTAGTGGAAGAACATTTTAATCAGGCTATGACTGCTAAAAATGCGCCAAAACCGCAAGTAGTACAACAGCCTAAGAAACAGCCACTTAAAACTGAATCACCTGGAGCGACAACGGAAACAAAACAGCCAACAGTTAATTTTAAGCAAATTGGCAAGCTGAAACCACAAGATCAATTACAAACCTTGCGTGAAGCAGGGTATTTACGAAGGAGTGACACTTAATAATGGCAAAATTTACTTATGATGAAACGACTAATAGAGAAGATCTGACTAATGTAATCACCAATATTTCCCCGACTCAAACTCCGATTGTCACTATGATTGGCTCGACAAAAGCAACGGCTACTTATCATGAATGGCCGGAAGATGCACTGTCTGATGCTGCAACTAACGCTTTTGTTGAAGGTTCGGCAGATACTACCGTTGCGGCTCCTGCCCGGACTCGTAAAGGCAATTACACCCAAATCATGAAGCGTGGTTATGAAGTCACCGAATCGCAACAGGCCGCTGATCCTGCTGGCGTTGACGATGAATACGGTTACAACATGTTGAAGTCGATGAAGGAAATCGCTAAAGACTTAGAAAAAGCGGTTACTGAACAAGGTGCTGCTGTAGCTGGATCTACTTCTGTAGCACGCAAAATGGCAGGCATTACTGGCCTTGTAACGACTAACGTACTGGCGAACGGCGGCACTACTCGCGTTATCACTCGCGACCTGATTACTCAAGCGTTACAGGATGCGTGGGATGCTGGCGGCGAACCGAATAAACTGCTCGTATCTGGCGGCAATAAGGTTAATATCTCTAAGCTGACCACATCCAACACGAAGAATATCAACGCCAAGCAAAAAGAAATGGTCGAAGCGATTGACGTTATTGACACCGACTTTGGTCGCGTTCAAATTATCGCTTCTCGCTTCATGCCTGATGACAAGATTTTTGTTCTCGATCCGCAGTATATGTCTATTGCTTGGTATCGCCGTTTCAAGAAGAAAGACCTTCCGTCTACTGACGATGCTTTGAAAGGTGTAATTAAGGGCGAAATGACATTGGAAATCAAGGGTGAAAAAGGACAAGCGATTATTTCTGATCTGAAATTAGCCTAGTTTTAATGCGGCAGGGTGACTACGGTTGCCCTGCCTTTATTTTGGAGGTTTAACGATGGAAATTCTCATACCTGATGGCGATAATTTGCGTGTTAGGCATGTTTGTAATACAGATGACATTGAACAATTAAATCATCAACAGCGCATGACTGAAAGCGGGTTTTCTGCTGACAGACAACATAGGCATGTTGCGCGAGTGCCGATTGTTGAAATAATGGCATTGATGGTTAAAAACGATCAAGATGCAATCGATGGTTTTATTAAAAATGATCGAGCAGCACAGGACAGGCTATTTAAGCGGTTTCCGCGATGGAGGTGCAGCTACAGCAAGATATGACAGCACAACAATTATTTTTATCACTTCGCTTTATTCTTAACGATATGGAGCGTAGTCGGTTTTCTGACTATCAACTTACAGAGTCAGTTAATTCTGTTTTGTCAATTATCAATAACGCATTAGCCAAGTCAAATAGTGAACTTATCACAGAAGAAACAGACTTGACGCTTGTAAATGGATCTATTGATCTTCCTGCTGACTTTCAGTCGATGGTTAACGTGTTTGCTGGAACAAAATTGTTGTCGTATCAATCAAAATCAAGCGACAGCAGCAGTAATACATACCGCATTCGCGGCAACAAAATTTATTCAACCAACGAAACATTGACTATTCACTATAAAAAAACATTCTTACCGCTTGATGCAGACGATTTAACTGTATTGTTGCCAATTCCTGACTACTTTAGCGAATTGCTGAAAAAGTATACAGTTATCATCATGCAAGGCGGTATCAGCAAGACGGAAACGCCGATAGTACAACAAATTAGCGATGATGTTTATAAATTAACCGCAGGGCGTGAATATAGCGCAATAGACTTCACACCGACATTTAAGGTGTAGGAGGTAACACAATGCTTGCATCTGAAATATGGGCGAAAACAAATACGTTAGTCAGAAATTTTGGCTCGCTGAAGGAACAGGAAGGCCTTGAAATGATTAACTATGCCATTGGATATATGAACGACTTTTTGATTGGCATAGGTGATAAGGGAATGACAAAAACGCTTGCTGTTGCTACAGGCCAACTTGTTCCGTACGACTGGAGCGGGAAGTATGCGGGGCAATTCCCTGTCACGGATGAAGCGGGTATATTTATAGTCACAAAGCCGTTTAGTTCAACTTCAACGATAAAATATTTTGCTAGAAAACCTATGATAAACAGTATGAGCGATACAATACAGTTTGATGACCATACAGCTATAATATTGCCTTTGATTGCTTCCATCTGCGCTATTAACCGAGCGGAGGGTGACACGGCAAACGATGAACGAATATTACAGAATAGGTTAGAACAGCTTAAGGCCGCGAGGGGTGCATAATGGGCAAGGCATCAACAAAGCATTTCAATCAGCGCAAAATCCCTTTGCCTTCCTTTCCTCTAGGCATTGATTGGTCACAGAATCCTGAGAGCATCCCTGATGGTGCATTAGTACAAGCCGAAAACTGCGAATACAATCATGCTACAGGCGCACTCAGAACTTGTCCCGGCGTGACAATAAAGCTAGATCATGGCGCAACGGTAGCAAGTGGATTCAAGGATGCTGTCAATGGCGTTCACCTGTTTAGTAGTGGTCAGAAACTATACAAAACTGACTTTATAACGACAACTGAAATAGGTGACTTATCAGGAGCAAGCAAACCTGTATATTGCCCATTTGATGATGAAATACTCATTGCATCAGGTGGGAAGCTTCAAATTTGGACAGGGTTAGCATTAGAAACCGTCTTGACATCTCCTGACTGTGTTTTTGTTGCGGAACGTGAATCAAGGGCAATGGTATTTGGTTATACAAACAGAATTGATATGTCTGGCATCCGTGATGCAAGAAACTGGACTGAGAACACAGAAATGGATGCTGTGTTTAATGAGATTGGTGATGGCGCGAAAATAATTGCTGTCGACACCGCGGCCTCAGACCTCGTTATCTACAAAGAGAACTCAACAAAAAGGATGAAAGGTATTTATCCGAATTGGCAAGTTCTCCCCGGCCCCAAAGCATCACATTGCATGTCATATAGGAGTGTTACCTCGGTAGGTAATGACTCCTTTTTTATTGGCTACAATGGATTTTTGAAAGTCCGTCCGACTGACGGATACGATGATGTTGCGCCGTTTGAAGAAGGTCTAAACGTTAACGCATGGCTTGTTCAGAACATCGATGCTAACGCTGAAATCTACCATATTCCCAACCGGAAACAGATGTTGATTAAAACGCAGAATGACAAAGGCGTTTACATTTATCACTACTTGCCAAGGTATCCAGACGGTAGAGGGGCTTTCACACATAGGGCATTTACGCATCAAATTAGCGATGTATGGACTGATGGAGACCAGGTTTTCGTTGCCTATGGGAACAAAATTGGCATACTTGACAGCGAAACCGACAAAGACGATGGACAGCAGATAGTAACAGAAATAGCCTCTAAACGCTTCATGCCGGAGCGTTTATTTATTATCGTCAAATACATGAAACTTACTGCATTCACTGTTCTGCCTGGAAATGGAACAATCACAGTCGGTCAAGGTGATGCAATTCCTTTGATATTCAACTCAACAGGGCAAGACGTTTTCGGCAATACCGCAGATGTTTTTGGCAACACAACGTCTGTAGTGTCAAGCGATTACTCAGAGCATGTTGAGTATGGCGGTGGCTCAAATGAGAATATGCAAATTGTATTCAAGATTAGTGAAGGTGCTGTTGAAATCCGCGCCTTGAATCTTGATGTAGCGGAGGTGTAAAGTGGCAGATTTAACAAGAATTAATCCGCAAAACTTTGTCCTTGGTGGTACAAATGTTGAACAGGCATTGAACAATGACGATGCAGATATAAAAAAAATGTATCAGGACATAACAAAAATACGCAAACGGTACAAAGGCCCCGTCCCTCCATCTTCGCCTAATGTCGGTGATGAGTGGAAAGATGATAGCGTAACGCCGAGTGTCATTAAAGAGTGGAATGGTAGTATTTGGGAAACGTTTATAGCTTCACCTCTTAGTAAAACTGGAGACACAATGACAGGCGTATTAAATGAAGCATTAGGAACAGCGATAGCCTCTGCATCAACCATCAACCTGACAACTGCTACAGGTAACTTCCTACACATCACAGGAACAACGGCAATTACAGCAGTAACGCTAGGCGCAGGGATGAGAAGAGAAGTTATATTTGATGAGATATTAACCTTGACCCATCACGCGACAAACAATAATCTTCCCGGTGCTGCTAACATCATAACGGCAGCAGGAGATAGGGCGAGTTATTATTCTGATGGAACAACGGTTTATTGCACGAAGTATCAGAGGGCTGATGGTACTGCTATATCTGAAAAGGTAAGCATACAAGGCTCATTTAAGAATCTTAAAATCCAAGTGATATCAAACACACAGGCAACAATAACAGCAGATCAGATTGTCTTATTTGATGATTTCAATAATGCAAAACTAATCTCTGCAGTGTCGGCAACGCTTGACAAAACAATACTAGGCGCAGTAACCGGACTAGACACAGGGACAATAGCCAACTCCACTTGGTATTATGTTTGGGCAATCGCTAAACCTGACGGAACAAAAGGCGTTTTAATGTCCCTATCGGCAACTGCTCCAACGATGCCTAGTGGGTATACATTTAAAGCTAGAATTGGGGCAATTAAAACACATTCAGACGGGACATTGTTGCGGACGTTGCAATATGGCAGAAATATTCAATATATTAACTCTGGTTCGTTACCGCTAATAGCTTCTGGCACACAAGGCACGTCGCCATCAACTTATGTAACAGCGAGTACAACATCAGCAGTTCCTCCTACTGCTTGTAGAATATCAATAAGCGCGGTTGCTACAGCGCAGGGTGCAGTATTGGCGATAGCTCCAAACGGCAATTATGGAGCATACAACACAACTTCAAACCCTCCACCATTTATTTTGAGTATGGATAATGACGCAGGTTGGGGTTTTAATACCTGTTCTGGCGACATGATGCTAGAATCGACAAACATCTATTTAATATCAACATCAACAACTGGCAAAGTATTTTGTTTAGGGTGGGAGGATAATTTATAGAATTATGTTAACACATGAAAACTTGCATCAAAAAATAGAGTATGACCAAGAAACAGGGTTATTTTATTGGAAATATGGTTCTAGACAAGGTAAGATAGTTGGATGTGAATATGATAGTGGTTATCGTTATATTTGGTTTAAAGGAAGATTAATTGGCGCACATCGACTAGCGTGGCTATATATGTATAATTATCTTCCAGATCAAATTGACCACAAAGATGGGAATCCATCAAACAACAGTTTAAGTAATCTTCGCGTGGCTAATCAAATTAAAAACGCCCAAAATAAACGACACAAAGCAAGTTGCAAATCTGGATTAAAAGGAATTGCTTATTGTAAATATCATAAAAAGTGGCGTGCGGAAATTGGGCCAAGAAAACAAAGAAAACATTTAGGATACTTTAACACACCAGAAGAAGCACATAAAACATATTGTGAAGCCGCCTTACAAATGTATGGCGGCTTTGCTTGTGTAAATTAGGAGGTGTTTATAATGCTTTGTTATAGTAATAATGGGTTTTCAATGCGTGCTGTTGATAATGATTATGTGGCGCAGGAAGGCGAAGTATTATTTTCCGATTATGCCACAAATGCAGAATTAGATATTGCATTTCCGGGATATTTGACAATCTTGTTTAATAAACAACAATCTGCTATACAGAAAAAACTTACAGATTCGGTACAATTGCACATGGATTCCGTTGCACAGTCTAAAGGATATGATAATATCTTTTCTGCAGCAACCTATGCCGAAGAGCCATCAATTCCAAAATTCCAAGCAGAAGGCATTGCATTTCGCAAGTGGCGTAGCGAGGTATGGGACTTTTGCTATGCCTATCTTGACGATGTAACGAACGGAATTAAAGAAGTACCAACAGTCGAACAACTCATATCCGAACTTCCTTCCCTTGTCCTGCCATGACCCTTGATGAATGGAAAGTTAAATATGAGCAGAAAGCCGAGCCTTTAATCCCTCTTCCCGGCTTTTCTCTTTACTTTGAGCCTGATAAGGGCTTTTTTTATTGGCATAAATTTGGCGATGTGTTCGAGATTGACCACACCTGCACAGATGATGTTATGTGGGCGCATAACAAATGTATGGATATGGCGGTGGCAACATGTTGTAAAATCCTCCGAACGGCAACTTACCGAAATTGGGTTGCTTATAAGCGTCTGACAAAGGCAACTGTCAATTGGTCGTTAAGCGGTTTTAGGCCGAACGGAAAATTCTACTATATATTCGAGAAACAAGTAAAGGGGTGATTTAGTGAGAATATGGACAATCGTCCCAAAGGATACAATCAAGCGTTTGCATATGGATTTTGTTGACTTCAAGGGTGGCAGCCAAACAACTAAACGCAATATCCCTGCACAATCAGCGGATGAAGCCAGTTTGCAATCTGGTTTGATGGGCTATGTCCTTCCTGGCATCAAACAATCTGCCAACCTGCAAAATCAAGCTAATACGGCAATAGGCAACACTTACAATCCAAATTACACCGATCTTGCAGGTAACTACAATACAACGATGGGCAATGTCAATAGCGGCTTTACTGGTTTGCTTAACGGCGAAGTTCCTCAATCGTATATGGACAGCATGACTTCAAAAATAGGCAGAACGCTAGATGACACGATGGGGAAAAACCTAAACAGATGGGCAAATAGTGGCGTTATCAACAGTTCGGTTTCAACAGCAGGAATAAAAGATGCTTCGCAAGCTGTTGCTAATACTGCGTCTGACAATCTGCTAAACTACATCAATAATCAGGCTGGACTACTTAACAATCAAGCGACTCAGGCAGGGAACACGCTGAATAACAATGCTGCTGCACAACAGGCTTCATATTTCCAACCGACACAGCTTAACAGCTACGCGCAGAGCGCTTACAGTCCTGCCGCCAACCTGTTTAATACTTTTTATAATGGCAGGATGGGAACCGGCAGTACAACGACTTCACAGAGCGATGGCGGTTCTGGTGTGTGGAGTGCTGTCGGTTCTATCGGCTCTGCTCTTATCTGCTTTGCTGGCGGTACAAAGATTGCTACTCCTGACGGCGACAGATTGATTGAAGATATTCAAGAAGGAATGAAGGTTTATTCGCTTGATAGAAACGGTGATATTTGTGTCGAAACGGTTGAGTTTGTCAATCCTCCGCATGAAAGTCCTGTGTGGGAAGTCTTGACAGATAAAGGCATAATCAAGCCGACAGAATCACAACGATTCTTGACTAACAATGGCTTTGAGTATGTCGAGGATATTCAAGACGAGATTGTTGCTATTGATGGTTACGCTCAAATAAAAGGCATGGAGTTAAAACCTGCTGAAATGGTCTATGACTTCACGGTATCAGGCAGAAACATCTTCTTTGCAAATGGACTAGCCGCAGAAGGGTGGGACTGATTATGTGGGGCAGAGGTTATTATAGGCCACAACAGCAAACTACAGGATGGGATGCATTGGCGCAGATAGTCGGCGCAATCAGCCAGAGGAATCAAGAGAAAGCACAAGCCGATGCGCTAACCAACATGAATTTTGACACTCCTACCGACACTCGCCTTAACACAGCAGGGGTGGGACAGGGTTTGCTGACAGCAGGTCAACAGTTCAACTCTGCACCTCAACAATACGGCATTGACCAAGCAGGCTTGCTATCTGGCAAACAACCTGCACAGCAAATGCCCTTCACGCCTTCCTTAATGCCCCAACAAGCCCCTCAACCTAGCCTTATGCAGACTAACCAACGACCTGAAATATCGCCCTTCCAGAAGGCTCTCAACGCAAGACAGCCACAACCTGCAACCGTATCGCCTACAGTCCAACAGCCGAGAGAATACCGCACTACACAAGAAGCTATGCGCGACTTTCAGCCTCAGATGCGTATTGCGGTAATGAATCTTGTCAAAGCAGGGTATTCGGCTAAAGATGCTTTTCAGATTGCTAGTCAGAAGGCGAATGAACTTGCAGGAATACGAGTCAAGGAAACTCAGGATAAATACGCTTCACAGGCTGACGATGAACTGATGCAAGCGTTTGGCTCGAGCGATCCGCGAACAATTTTGAAAGCGGCAGCAAAGCATAAGAGCCTAGCTAATCGGTATGGGTTCCAAGGTGCAGACATGCAGTTAGTTGCACAGGCGATTAAGATGGGCGCGAAAGAGTTTGTTACTCAGCAAGAGAATGGTGAGAATGTCACCTATGCGAGAACGCCTGACGGACAAATGACAGAGGTTCATAGAAGCAAGCCGGGGATTACTCAGTATCAGCAAGCCACGCTTGATGGTGCAGCAGAAGGCAGACAAATAACTAGGGAAGGCCAAGCGATTCGTGCTACGAATTATAGTCGTACTGGCGGCACTCAGGCAGACAGCAAGCAAATGACCAATGCTAAATATGTGGTTGATAAACATACTGCATGGGTTGATAAAAATACCAATAAGCTAACCGGCGAATTGCCTGACGAAACAAAATCACCATACTATAAATACCTTGGCGCTGCTCAACAAACGCTAGACGGTTATTATGGCATTGGCGGCGAGCAGCAATCACAAGCGCAAACGCCATATACAGGAGATTCTAGCATTGATTCTCTAATTGATGCGGCAAGGGCAAGGGGCGCAAGCGAAAATCAAATAGCGCAAGCGGTACAGGCAGAGCAAGCGAAAAGACAGGCTCAACCTGCACAACAACCGCGAACAATGACCGCTAACTTTATGGGTGAAGAAGTTCAAGACGCTCCATATGGCTATCAAGTCCAATTACCGCAGCAGATAGTTCCTGCTGACGAAGATACTGCAAGAGGCGCATGGCTTAACACGTTAAGGAGGTAACAGGATGGCGGTAACATTCGATGATTTATTAAAGCCAAAACCGCAAGGCGCGACATTTGAAGCCCTATTGGGCGATTCCGCGCCTTCTCCTGCTCCTACCCATACACCTATTCAAGAAGAAGATACAGGGTTAACAGGCTACCTAACTTCAACAGGTAAAGCGATCATGCAACCGCTTATAGCCCCTGCCGCTACTGCGCTAGAGGTTATTAGTTATCTTGATAAACCGCGTGGCGCATTGGCAGGAACGGTCAAGGCATATCAGGATGATACTCCATTGCTTGAAGGTGCTAAAAAGGGATGGGATGAAAACACCTCTTGGAAAGAGACTTTTAATCATGAGTGGGTAAAAGAGAATCCAACTACTGCCGCTATTGCTGGCTTTGCTGCCGATGTTGTTGCAGACCCATTGCTTATTGCTACCCCTGCTAAAGCTGTCAGAATGGCGGCTAAAGGCTCTAAAGCTATTGGATTAACCGACTACGTTGCCCCTGCTGTTAATGCTATCAAGCAATCAGAGAGAGGGCAGAAAGTTGCCGCTACTTTTGAGGACTTGCTAGGCGTTAGGCGCATTGACAAAACAGGCGTGCTTGATGATTTCAATATGAACAGGGCGGCAGATGATGTTATCAGGCAAGACTTCACAGATCCATTAGGCAAGCTTAAAAAAGAGTTCCCTGACCAAGCGGATAAAGCAACTGACTATATCGAAGCATTGCCTAGAGAAGCCGCAATAGGAAACACCGCATTTGATGTTGTTACGGCTACAAAAGATGGCAGCATATTCAAGGCAATAAAAGACGGTCAGATAAGCCGTACAGAAGCCTTTGACGCGCTCAGAAATGCAGGGGAAGAAATCCCTGACCAACTTTTACAGACTCACCAACGACAAGCAAAAATAGCAGGAGAAACAATTCCTGACTATGTTTACCGAGATCAAATCCTATCTGCTGTCCCTGACGAAAAAGCAAGAAAAGCAATTCAGACTATCGGCGATTTAGTCATAGACAAAAACAAGCAATTCAGCGATCAGATTTATGATATTGGGCGTATTGGTGATGCTGAATATGTTGAGTTTATTGGAGGTTCACACCTTCGCCGATCTTATGAACAGTTTGAATCAGCAGAGGACTTTCTGAAAGGCGTTAGGAAGAATGGTACGCCGGAGGAATGGCAGAAAGCGTATACGGCTTTTCAGGAGAACAAAACAGGCGTAGGACCGAGCGCTAAGCACAAGATAGATCAGCGCGACTTTATGAAGCGCCAAACCCTGTCAGATGAAACCATGAAGAAGATGGGTATTATCACAGACACAGAATACAGGGTTGCTGATACCTTTAATCGTGCATCAAAGACTCTGCGAGAAGATGAATTCCTGACTAAGATTGACGGTCTGTTTGGCAAGTCCGAACAAGAGGCGGCTGCTCTGTCTCGTGGACTTCCTAAAAGACGTGAATACATACCAATCCCTGATAGCAAGGCATATGGCGCACTGGCTGGCAAGTGGGTTCCTAGAGATATTGCTAATGAAGTGCTAAAATTGACCGGAACAGGCGCACAGCCTAGCGACTTGGTGAAAAGCCTACAAAAAGCAGTTTCGTGGTTTAAGGTAGCAAAGCTCTCGGCCCCTGCGCCAATCATGCGGAATCTATACTCAGGATTGCCAATGGCTAATGCGTTTGGCAAAGTTCCAATGCAAGCGATTCCGCTAGATATGGCAAGAGTGTTAAGCGCATATTCAAAAGGCGGCAAGAATAACGCCTTTATTCGAGAGTTTCGCGCTAGTGGTGCGCTTGAAGGCGAATGGGTTGGCAATGAGTTAAAAAACATTCTAGGCGGCAAGCCAACAGGCATTAAGCGAATGGCAGATATAGGCATGCAAGCGTTTGGAACACCTGATAAGTTTTGGCGTGCTGTTGTGTACTCCTATCACCGCAGACAGGGGAAAAGCGTTGCAGAAGCTGGCAAGATAGCTAGAAAGGCATTGCTTGACTATTCGGCTGCTCCTGATTGGATTAACACCATTAGCAAAAACGGTATTGTTCCGTTCGCCAAGTTTCCATTCATGGCATCGAAAGAAACCGCTAAAGCACTCTATAACAATCCTACACAAGTAACAAAATTTGTGAAGCCACAAAATCAAGTCAATACTGATGATCGAGAAAAGATCATGCCTGACTATCAAAAGTCAAGAACGCTTTTACCTGTAGGCTCTGGCACTCGCATAGTCAATGGCAAAGAGCAGAAAGTCCAGCGAAACATTGACCTGTCATATATCCTGCCGTTTGCATCTGACGTTAATTTTGGCAATCCTGTCATTGATGCAGCTATGCTTTACAGAACAGGAAGGAACGGATTAGGCCAGGAGGTTATTAAACCAGGCATGACAGACAAGGAGAAGGCTGGCGTATGGACAAAGCATTTATGGAACGCTGCAGGGCCATCAATTCCGCTTCCCGGCAACTATGCCGGCGACAAACTGGTCGATGGTTGGCAGGGCAATGTCGATAGCAAGGGCAGACAGTATGATTTGAAAGATGCGGTTGCACAAACGCTGTTAGGCATAAAAAATACGCCAATCAACACAGCAGAGCAGTTTAAACAGAAAATGACTACCATGCAGATGCAGCAGCGCAATATCCAAATTATCATGAGTCAAATCGGTAAAGATCAAAGTATCAGCAAGGAGCAGAAGAAGGAACGAATAAAAGAGCATGTTGGTCAGTTGAAAGAACTTGGCAAGACAATGAAGGAAACACAAGAAGCATACGCGAGGGAAAAGAAAAGAGGGGCTATTTAATAGCCTCTCTTACGTTTTGTATGCTCCCCATAGTATTAGTCCAATAAAACCGCCTATGCCGTATGTCATCATAGCTAAGAACAACCAATCAGGCATTGGCACTTTGTCAAAGTCGACCAAGAAGCAATAAACTGCCATTGCTAACAGACCTGCAATCCACCAACCTAGCTTAATATACCACTTATCTTTATCAGTCAAATCCCATCACTCCTTTTGTCTATACCATACAGCAAAATCCAGAATTTTTCAACAACAGAACGAGAAAGGTCGTGGCACATTGGAAATAGTACAACTCATTCCCTGGAAAGAAATCCTCTCAAACCCAAATTCAGCTTGGGCTTTAGTATTTATCCTCTTACTAATCTATGTCATGTATCAGAATGGCAAGCGAGAAGAACGGTTAACAGGAATTATCGAAGGGACTCTCCGGGACATGACGGAAACGCTGGCTAGTGTGCGTTCTGATGTTGGAGAGGTAAAAAAGGACATTGACGAACTGAGGCGAGGTGAATAATGAGGACAACCATAATTGAAACAGATTTAACCTTTGCCAATAGCGGTAGCAGGTTAAGTGCATCAGAAGTTGAGTGCTTAATCATTCATCATACAGGCGGTTCGGCCGGTGATGATTATTCGGCCGCAGAGATTCATCAGATGCACCTTAATCAAGGGTGGGCAGGTATTGGCTATCACTATGTTATTCGTAAAGATGGCAGTATAGAGCGTGGTCGGCCGCGAACCGTACAGGGCGCACATTGCCCGGGTTATAATTGGCGAAGCCTTGGACTCCACGTAGGCGGTAATTTTGAAGAAGAAGAACCTGCGGCCGCACAAGTCGATTCATTAACTTTATTGCTTGCTGACTTATGCGAAACATACGGCCTTGATGTAACGGCCGAAACAATTGTTGGGCATCGCGATAAACTTGCCACAGCTTGCCCGGGTAAAAACCTGTATGCCAAACTTCCAGAGATAATTAACAACGTATTGGAGGAATGTAAAAATGGCTGACATAAAAAAAGAAGTCAATAAAGCAAGTGAAGATTTAGGAGCCGTTGCAGATTTTCTTGAAACTGATAAAAAAACCATCATATCGGGCGGTTTAATCCTTATTGGCGTGATTGTCGTTGCTGTTTTAGGAATCGTATACACGGTTTTTCGGTAGATCGCTTCTAATGCGTCTAAAATGCCCTAGGTTGAGAGGAATAAAGCGAATGTAAAAACGTAAGCTGAACTTTATTTCTCTCAATCTGCGGCATTTTAGAAGGGGAAAATTCTTAGCAGAAAGGCGTATAGCAAATGAATAAGAAAAAATGTAAGTTCTGTGGCGATTCGTACCAAAACGAGTCGCCTTTTTCTAAGTTCTGTTGCGAAGATTGCAGAGATTCTTTTAGTAGATATAAAAAACATAATAGCATTTTTGACAAAACGCCTAATACTTGGAACCTAACAGGATTTAACCAAACGATTAAAGATATGGTTGTATCGCGTGACGGTTATCAATGTTACATATGCGGCAAAAGAACCAATTTGCACGTTCATCATATTATTCCTCGCAAAGATGGCGGAAAACACACTCTAGAAAACCTTGTGACTTTATGTGGTAGCTGTCACAGAAGCGTAGAAAGCGGAAACGTTGAAAAGGCAATATATAAATGTGTTAAACGAGCAATTAATAATTGCTTGCAAACTTTCGCTAAATAGTAACTTTTTAGGAGGGGTGATTTTGAGTGACCAAAGCAAAAAGTATATTTATATTGCTTTTGCTGTTATTCTTGCTCTCGTTGCCGTGTATTGGTATGGCTCACGAGATAACGGAGGAAGAACTGGCCAGATTAGAAGCCAACTTGACACAGTTAGAACTGAACAATCAAGAGCAGGAGAAGCGGTTGGCGAAAGTAAGCGACTTGCTGATTCGGTCAGACAAACAAATAGCGATATTATTAGAGAAGTTGACGATAGCCGAGCAATCGGTAAATCAAGCGCAGAAGTCCTTGCTGATAGCAAACGAATCCTTAAACAAGTACGAAAAAGAAGTGAAGGCAGAGAGAAATAAACTGAAGTTTGAAAGAAACCTACTTTTGCTTGGAATTGGCTATTTATTGGTTAGATAGAGGGGAGGGTTTTATATCTGGCACAATCGAGCGATTGAATTGCAAAAGGATTACCCTAATCAATGGTCTACAATGTCAAAAATGTTAAGCAAAGAATTTGGCGAAGAAATAAAGGATACTCAGGTCAGAGGATATTTAAGATATAATCCAAACATTGAAAAGCCAGAGAAGAAAGTCGAGCATAAACCATTGCTTGACTTGTTGCAGAAAGAGAACTCACTTGCTGAACTGTCGGACAAGTCGGGCATGTCTGCAAGGATGGTGTTGGCACAGATTGACGATTATCGAGAAGCAGGATATCAGATAACAGAGGTTAACGGTAATTACTTACTCACTAAAATATTGATTCCAGAAGATAACACACACAACGCTGACTGGACAGGAAACACAACTGTCAAGTTCGGCGTTATTTCTGATACTCACCTTTGCTCTAAAGATCAGCAACTAACGCACCTAAACACATTTTACGATATGCTTATTGATGATGGTATAACCGAATGTTATCACGCTGGCGATCTGTCAGAGGGCGTGAATATGCGTACAGGGCATGAGTATGAAGTATTTAGGCATGGCGTTGATTCTCAGGCTGAATACATCATAGACAAGTATCCACGTAGAGAAGGGCTGAAAACCTACTACATAACAGGCAATCATGACCATTCAGGCATAAAGTCGGCTGGCGTTGACATTGGCAAGATCATCAGCAATAGCAGGGATGATCTTATATACCTTGGCAAGCAATCAGCAAGGGTTATGATTACGCCTAATTGCTCAATGGATTTAGTTCATCCTCTGGATGGTGCTAGTTATGCAATCAGCTATGCAACACAAAAATATATAGACTCGCTTAGTGGTGGAGAGAAAAGCCGCATTTTGTTTATCGGTCACCATCATAAAGCATTTATGCTACCAGTTTACCGCAATATAGCTGCTTTTGAATCAGGTACATTCCAGCGCCAGACTAAATGGATGCAGGGGAAACGTTTGTCTGCCCATGTTGGCGGCTGGATTATAGAAGCTAAAGTTGACAATGATGGAACTATCAAGCGCATCAAGGGTGAGTTTGTTCCTTTCTATACGATGATAGAAAAAGATTATTAGCTCATAGCCTGGAAACAGGTTGACTATAGTTTGCCTACCCTCCACTCGCCTCTTGCCGAAAGGTAGGAGGCTTTTTTTATCAAAACAATGTATTGCTTAATCAAAACAATAGGTGTATAATAATGGTAGGAGGTGATATTCATGGCGATAAAATACTACGGAACATTAACCAGTTTAGGCGGCGACTGTTGGAGAAATGCGGTAAGTCTAGGGTATATTGGGAGTCACAACCAATTCCGAATTGTTTGCAAAGCTAAATCTATGGCAGAAGCTAACAGAATATCTGAAAAACTAGGCTTTGGTAAAAATGTATTTAGAACTAATTGGGCGTGTGAAACTGGAAACAAAGAGGAAATAGAATTTGCAGATAAGCATGGTTTTATCATTAGTCTTAACGGTTCTAGCGGTGGCAATTTTGTTGATATAAGGCAGATAATTAATAATGCCTAGAGGTGGCAAGCGTCAAGGCGCAGGACTAAAGCCGAAAGGTGATGAGCCTATCACAGAAACACTAGCAATCAGGGTGACAGCATCAGAGAAAGCCATGATTAAGACTAAAGCCACTCGCCACAAACTCAGCATAGGGAGGTATTTGGTTGGGCTGGCAGAGAGGGAGGATGAAGAATGAAGGTTGGCGATAAAGTTTACTATTACATGTGGAACGATGCTGTTAAAGGCGAAATAGTTGCAACCAAGACAACAACGGCTTTTATGTGGTGGGGCAAAGAAACGATTTGCCTTGTTAAGATTGGAAGTAAATTCAAAGAAATAAGTGAGGATGAATTATATCTTGCCTCAGCATAGGGCGGTATTTAGTCGAATCGGCGAAAAG